ATGGAGAAAAATAGATTGGGACACTCTTTATATTAAGCCTAAAGAAGTAGTAACTAATGGTGAATTTACTTCTAATATAAATAGTTGGACTACTGTAGCAGGAGCAGGTAGCGCAGCCTACAATAGTGGCGGTAATGGTAGACTAAGACTTAACGACTATGCAGCGTATCAGGCAATTAACACAAGAGTTAATACAGAGTATAGAGTGCAAGTAAAAATGTTTGACTCTAACAGCGTAGGTCAAGCTTTAAAAGTACAAGTAGGAACTGCTGCAGAAGGAACACAAAATTTAAGTACCACATTAACAGTAACAGATTTTGGAGAGGGAGCAGTATTAGATACAGTCTTTACAGCTACTGCCCAAATAAGTTTTATAACAGTTAATAACACAACTACATCAACTAATTTAGATATAGACTATATAAGAATATCAAGAAACTCTGATCCAAAAAGATTAAGGTATATATCTTATGATGACTATATTAGACAGTATTCTCAAAAAGATAAATCAAATACTAGTTCTGCTCAAGCAGAGCCTAGATATGTTTATAAAACACAAAGTGGAAAACTAGGGCTATCCCCTGTTCCTGATAGAAGTGACTACTCAGTAGTTTACGAATATTTTAAAGAGCACACAGAATTATCTGCTCATGGAGACATTCCAGATTTAGATGATAGGTATTCAGACTTATTAGTAACTAGAGCAAAATATTATGCATATCAGTTAAGGTCAGATCCTGAGCATACTATGATTGCTGCAAAAGAATATAAAGATGGTTTAAAAAGATTAAGAGCAGATTTAGTAACAAAGCAAGAATATATGAGAGATGAAAGAGTCAATATTCGTTACTATGGCAAAGGCGTAATGAGTGCCTAATACATCTCAATTAACACCTACAATTGTAAGTTGTTTTGGAGGTTTAGTATTAAATAAAGACGTATTTTCTATGAGACCTGGAGAAGCCCTTTCTCTTCAAAACATGGAACCAGACATTGCAGGAGGATATAAAAAAATATCAGGAACTGCAAAATATAATAGCAGTATAGTACCTCAAGTATCTGAATCTACAGAAAGATTAAATATGGCAGCTATTTTTAATAATCTTGTTGTAGCGGCTAGAGGTGGCACAGTATACACTGGAAGCACTTCAGGAAGTTGGACATCAAGAGCAACTAGTAAAGGTACTACACATACATACGATTTTGATAAATTTAACTTTAGTGGTACAGAAAAACTAATTGTCGCTACAGGCTCTTCTGCTGCTTTTACCCTTGACACTTCATATTCAGAAGATATAATAAATGCTACAGGCGGTGGAACTGCACCAACAAATCCTAAGTTTGTAAAATCGTTTGCTAACCATATGTTCTATGCAGGTATGTCAAATGCTATATCTACTGTACAGTTTTCTGGTCCTTTTACTGAAGACGATTTTGATACAGGAGGAGGTAGTATTGTAGTAGGTGCTACAGTAACAGGATTAAAAGTTTTCCGTGATACTTTATTTGTATTTTGCGAAGATAGCATATTTAAAATACTAGGAACAAGTTCAAGCGATTTTGCGTTACAGGAAGTTGCAAAAGATGTTGGCACTATATCCCACCATTCTATTCAAGAACTTGGCGGTGATTTATTATTTTTATCTAAGGATGGTTTTAGAACTGTTGCAGGTACAGAAAGAATTGGTGACGTTGAATTAGGAACTGTATCTAAGCAGATACAAA